ACGTGGAGCAACTCTAGGTCGTCTGCGATGCTCTGCCAATGGTCCTCTGTCCTTGCGCTGATCATTCGCGCTGGCAGTGCTGCGGCTTCATTCATGTCCTGCGACGGATCCCGCCAGACTTTAGCGAGCGACAAAGGGCCGACAGTCTTGTTGTCGAGGTGATAGCTGATTGTTCCCGGCTCGTCGGGATCGTATGTCACTCCCTTGGAATAGACGTTTGAAACGCCTGGGGTTCCCGGCTCCAGCTCGACGCCAGCCGTTACGCAAGCCGCGAAGAAGCGCGGACATTGCGTTGGGATGATGTTAACTCCCGCCCCTTTTAGTTCACTCATCCTCAGGTGATGTCAGGATGCTTGGTGAAGTTCACCGTAGCCGTTGCCAAAGCGCCTCGCGATTGACTGATTTCGATGTCGTCCATATAGAAACCTCCCGTGGTGATACCGTAGCCAGACACGGAATTTGCCACGGTCTCGGCAGTTCCGAATGCGACACCAAGGACGCCACTAAGGGCGGAAGTATTAACCTCCCCGGTAATGGTGCAGGTGGTCGCGGTCAGGAAGTTGTAGACAAATCCAGTGGGCGATCCGCCTTTGTCTTCGATGAAGATCTTTTCGTTGGTCCAGCCTTGGCGAAAGTCGGAAATGTTAATGGCCGTCTCGGCGCTGACAACGCCTTTTACGAAGTTGGTTGCAGATACAAAAGTGGGAGTTGGCATGGCTCAGATGGGTTGGATTGTGGCGACAAGAGAATAGGTAATGATGCGGTCGTTTTCGTTCTCGACCGTGCGAGGTGCGCCGATCATTTCGACGGCTTGCCCTCGCGGCATGGTAAAGGATTTAGCAGAATAGGCGGAAACCGTCTGCTTGGCAGAGTCGGCATTGCCGATCATCTCGCGCATGAGTTCGCGCTGTTGTGCATCAAGATTGCGCGTCTCGATGTCGATTGAGACGGGAAAGATGTTTGTTCCGATTGGCTCCTCTGCTCCGGTCTCGGCCTTGATGCCAATGGACGTTCCAACGCGCTCCTCGGGCTTGCTGGAGGTTGCGATGACAATACCAGGGAATGCATCGCGGAAAACCCGTGCGACGCTGTCCTCGACTCGCTCTGCGAGGTCTGGGGTGGTATCAATCATTTGTCAAATCAATGGAAAGGATTCGTTCGCCCTCGGGCTTGATTGCTGTGATGCGATATTTTTGCCCTTGGTAAAAGACGGGCGCTTGTTTGCGCGGCGTCGTGCCTCTGTTTAGGATGGTGGCGGTGAGAGTGCTTTCTCGGTTGTCGATTCCGAATTCGCTGGCCTCAAAGGAGGTGTCGCCTTGTTCGATAATTGCCCTCATCTTGACGCCGTCGATTTCGATCATCTTGCCTTCAAACGCGATCAGATCGGCAAGAGCAGCTTGATGATCGAGGGTCGCGTAACTCATTTCAGAATGGCTTTAACTTTGGCGGTGAGGCTTGCGTCGAGACCCTCAGCAATAAATGCCGTGAGGTTCTTGCGCTCGTCCTCGATGACCGTCTCTTGGTCCGGTGTGCCGTTGAGCATTTCGACAATCTCAACGATGCGCTGAATGCGGTTAACCCTGTCCGCAGTCGCACCAGGGAAGGGAAGAGGCGGAACCTCCCCCGGTGCGTCGTCGGCTTTCGCGTTCGAATTTACTGCGGGCATGAGTGGGATTGTTTAGCAGACCACCGTGTAGGTGAACGAGGTGGCGATGTTGGAGCCACCGCCAGTTTCGACGGCTTGATTGACCGCGACATATTCGCCAACGTTTTGGCCGAGTTCAAAATCCACATAACCAGCGTCAAAGCCGGTATTCCCGGTGATGACGTAGGTAGCAGTGGGATCGGTTTCGGCGGCAAGCGCTCCGGTCGCTCCGCTCTTCAGCGTAAGCGTGAGAAGCTTGGTGGCGACGAGGACGCTGTTCGCAGGCCAAGAAGCGCGGAGCTTCATGCCTTCGCGATGCGGTCCGGCGGGGCCGATGTAAATTTCATCGGAGTCGTTGTTGGCAGCGGCAGCGGGAAGCGCCTTGGTAACGCTGAGAAGAGCGTCTGCTTTGTTCCGGCGATTAACTTTTTGTGACATAATCTTGTGTAGTTGGGGTTGTCAGGATGGGTTAAATCAGACCGTCTCCGCGTTGGAAAGGTTGATGGTTTGATAGATCGGGACACCCTGATACTCTTCCGGCATCGGAGCGGGAGCGCCGATGGGCGAGTAGGTGGTGCGGCTAACCTGGAGCTGCTCGATGGAGCGCGGCGTTGCAAAGATCGCGTTGGGATTCATACCCAGTTCGCGCGCTTGCCGGAATGCCTTCGCGAGGAGGGCGTCGGTCAGACCCTTACCGGAATCGGTTCCGATGTTTTTGATGCGGATGGCGCGGTTCTTGTTCGCGAGGCGGGGAGCAACGCGGCCCGAGATCCAGTTTTGAAGGCAGCGGAGGCTGTTTCCGCTGGCATCATCGACCGTTTCTTCGGTCCAATCTTCGCCGAAGAGAAGAGTGTTGTCGTTGCCATAGACGTGGTCGCATTCCCCTTGCAGGAGTTCCATGATCCAGACCGAGCTTTTTGCGGTCGAACCGGTAGCATCGACAACGTGGGTCGAAGCGCTGTTGGACTGAGCGAGGAAGCCGGGAGCAGCCTTGGCGTCAACGCTGGCTTGAGTCGTGCCAGCATACCATTGCTGGAATGCGATGTGGCTAAGGACAGCCTTAGTCACGCTGCGAGCTTCGGCGGTGAGGACACGAGCGGGATCCTTGCTGGCGTTCAGCACGCCTTGGATATCGACGTTAATGAACTGCTCGATGATCGAGGTTTGGAAGATGCGCGATGCGAAGGTTCCCTTCTTGGCGCTCGTTCCTTCGTTGGCATTCCGGTATCCAACCGAGGGATTGCCGGTTTGGATCGAGAGCGTAACGGTGTCGCCGGAGATGGTATCAACCGGGAAGACTGCGATTTCGGGATACATTGCGACGACTTCCTCAACGATGGGCATACCGATGCCCTCATCGATGGCGAGCTTGTCAACGAGCGTCACGGATCCAGTCAAGGAGCGGTGGAAGGGAGTTTGCGCTCCGCCGATGTAGTTGCGCGAGAACTCGCGAGCTTCCGAGTAAGTCGGAACAACGATGTTGCGGCCACGGTCACCGAGAGCGCGCTTGGCGTTCTCCGCCCAGGTGCTTTGCAGGTATTGGCGAGTGCCCTTTTTTACGGGTTCGCTGACGATTTCGACGCGACCAGCGGAGTAAGCGGGGTTTTCGGTTTTCATAGAGTCAAGAAGTTGACGCTTGTAGTCGTCAATGCTGAGGCCGCTTTCGATGGCCTTGGTGATCTCAGCCTGGTTGCGGCGGAATCCGTTACCGCATTCGGTAATTTCGGCAGCACGCTTCCGATCTTCAGCGATGGCGCGTGCGGCTTCTTCCTTCGCGAGTTGGGCGATTTGGATTTTGTTCAGTTCGCGCTCGACTTCAGCAGCCGCGCGGACTTCGTTCTGGGCTTCCGCCGGGGCAGTCGCAGCGGGAGCCGTTGCGTTGTCGGCACGTTGTTGGTCTTGGTCTTGGTTTTCCATAGTGATGGAGGTTGAAAGTTCAGCGGCTCGTTGGCCGAAGATGGATGCGGCATCGCGCACGCCGGCGCCGTCGTCGGCAGGAATAGAAACAAGGGAGATTTCGAACGGCTCCCAATCCATCACGCGGTAGGTTTCTTTTCCGCTCTGCTTGTCGCGCTTTTCCATGACGAGCGCATGGACGCGATAGCCAACGGAAATCTTGGAGCGGATGCCGTCCTTAACGTCTTGGAAGATTTCCTCGCCCTTTGCAGATCGAGAAAAGCGAACGGTTGCGGCTCCAGTTTTGCCGTCGATGCGAGCGGATTCGATCACTCCCACTTGTTCCCGGGGATCGTGATCGAGCAGGAGCGGCGCGGAATTGTTCAGCCGCTTGAGGCGAACGGACTTTGAACCGTGGTCGAGGATTTCGACGCCCCAAGAGCGTTCGACTTGATCGGTTTCGGTCGAGAAAACAACATCCACCGTGCGCTCGTCCTCGTTGATCGAGGAGCGCGACAAGTCGAAGGAACGGACCTGCGGTGAGAATTGTTTTTGTGTGGCTCTCGACATTGCGAGAGACAGCACAAAACGAAAAAGAAACGCAAGAGGATTTTTACATCTGCCAATTACCTAGCGGGGAATGCACCGGCGATGTGCCTAGAAAGCCTTGATTGCACTAGGATTGCGCGGTTTTGCCCATTGCGCGGAAAAGTGCGATTTGAGAGCAAGTCTGAGGTTTTTCTCCGCAATTGCAGTCTCATTAGGCTGGCAATCTGGTGTCCTCTTGGGGGCTTATTGCGACTAGCGAACGGGCTCGCGACGACCC